CAGGACATACTTGTGCTTGCTCTTGAGATGCTGTGTCATGTAATCAAAGTATCGTGCGACTGTCTCGCCCCATGTCTCACGACGCTGCTCATCCTCTTTCCATCGGGCGTACCGTGAAAGAGCAATGAAGTTCTGATAGTCTGTAGGCAAATAGTTATTCATCTCTCACTCCGTTAGCGTTTTAATGTGTTTAATATCGGCACCGTCTATGTCGTATACGTACTCACGTATGCCATCCTCAATCTCCGTGCCGACATCTCCATCGGCAGGGATTGGGTATTCTTCTGGATCAATCTCCAGTGTAAGGAAGACTTTAACTTTCATCACTCGCCGCCACATCTTCCATCAGGGTATTGAGATACCACTGGGCTTTCTGTAAGTCCTCAAGAGGCTTGCCCTTGTAATCAAAACGCCACATGTACTTCATAATATTACCCTGTAGATAGTACTTGAAGTTTGGTCCTAGTGCGGCCTGAATAGCAGCAATACACTCAATACCTGACTGATTGTAGTGCGAAGGACTGTTCACCATGTCTGTCTTTGTGTCTTTCATTTGCTTTGTGTAATACTCATCCATCAGTTTCTCCTCATCTTCAGCTAGTCTGTTTCTCATGTACTGCTCATGCCTCATCAGGCATTGCCTCCGGTCTTGCTGTTAAAGTTAAGCCTAACTACATTACCATCCTCGTGGGTAATAGTAATGTCCTGATCGTCTTGTTCTATCATATCTTCAGGCTCGTTGTCAACAACTTCCAGCACGTAGCTATGTACTGTATCTCTAAGCTGCTCGTCACTTTCCATAAGTGGTACAGTAGCACACATCATCTTACAGAAATGCATGATTTGTCCATAGCCCTCGTCATTCAGCGGATTGTCTGGCTGTGATATGATTGATATATCAATCTCTCCCGTCCATTCACCGCCGTCTTCTACGCTGGGCCTGATTCGTATTATAAAGTCTTCATCGTCTATTGTCATACGGTCTGTCATGTCTATCTCCTCTTCACTTTGGTTCCACTAAACTTGATAAACTTAGGATATTTGTTCTTGCCCTTCTCTTTCAGCCAATCTTCAGGAATGATGCGGTCATAGTATCTAAACCCATACTTTATACACCACTCTGCATATGTAGACTTGGCACCCTTACGTAACTTTCGTCTGCTGTTCTCAAACACAAATCGTATATCTAATTTAGGGTGCTGCTTCTTGATTGCAAGATGCTTGCGTCTATCTGCTGCCGTAAACATGCCCTTTGTCTCGATGATGATACCGTTGTCCAGCACGAAGTCTGGAGTATAGGTGCGGTACGCAAGGTCTTCCCATTCAATCTTGACTTTCTCGTAGTCGTATCCGACTTTGAGTTCATCTAAATAAAGGGATAGCTTGTGTTCAAGTCCACTCCTATAGCCATACTTCCGTGCTGCACGGAATTGCTTTGCGTTAGGCATTACATTGCCCGTCCCTTGAAGAAGTCCTTGCTCTTATATTCATCTGCAAGTGTTACGTAAGCCACAGTCTTAGGTTGCTTGGCCTGTGATGCAACAGCCGGTAGTTCCTGCAGTCCGGGCCAGCACGTAAATCTGTAACGGCAGAAGCCGCACTCTGTACCAAGCATTGTGTTGCCTGTAGGCTTACCACGGAATGTCTCAGGCACTGCATCAAAGCAACGCTCAAACCTGTTCTCTTCCATAGTATCGGCTGTGTCTTTGATCTTACGTACTTCTTCGTCCACGTCCATACCTGTAGCTGGCACATACTTGAACTCGCCATTGGCTTTGTTCACTACCCACCATCCACCGGCACGTTTGCCTGCAGCCTTTGCATACCCAGCAAGCTGGGCTACATACCCGAAAGCATCACCCTGTCTAAGAGAGTCGAAGGAATCAAACTTGTTAGTGTATGACCAGTTAGACGCTGACTTAACATCATCAACAGCACCATCAATAACAATATCATAGGTGCCAGTGATGGATGTATCGTCATCAAGCTGTAGAGTAACCTTTTCATCATCCTCATACTTCACCCCTGCTTCTTTGAGAAGACCCTTGAAGACTGCCTCTACGATGTCCCCAAGCATCATGTTCATTACGAATGTTGTAGGAAAGGGTAACGCTTTCTCTGGTTCGTTCTTCTCAAACCAAAGCTGACAAGTTGGCCTGCCCACATTGGACATGCGCAGACCAAACTTATCTCGCTTGTTACCCCCACCAAACTGGCGTTGAAGTGCGTTCATTACATCTTGACCCACTTGTTTAATGGTATCCTCTGACATTGAGGACTTACCCTTAACAGCGTTCTCCATGTACTGATGCACAGCCAGTTCAGCAGGGTGATTCATTACGCTACCTCTTCTACTTCGATGTCAACAAGACCATCTACGATGAACTCATCGTCGTCATCATTACGCTGTGTTGCCTTCTCTGCATACGCATTGATGATGTACTCGTTGTAGTTCTGTACCCACTGCATGAAGTCACCAAACATATCCTGTTCCTTATTAGTAAGGTCAAGGGTCTTGGTCACATCAAGAGACACGATAGGCAGGTAGAATACCGCACCAGTAGGAATCTTACGCTCCTCTGTGTTAGCAGTAATGATGTGCTGCACGGGCAGTCGCTTCATCTTAGCAAGCTGAGTGAAGGCACCGCCTACGTTCTTGAACGCATCACGGTTCTCTACTTCCCAGATAAATGGCGTCTCCTCTACATCCACTGCGTTACCATTAGCATCTGTAGCATTCACAAGTTCTACAGTACCAAGCACTACACGAACACGCTTGATCTGCCGGATCAACTCCTGTGTCTTCTCAGGCAGAGCCTTGAAGTCTTGGATGTAGCCAGCAGGTTTACCACAGTTGAACCCGCCATCATTGTCCTTCAGATCAATGTTCAGGTTGTCAGCCATGACAGTCTTGACGTAGCGGTTAGGTGTATCCCCCATCCCACGTACAAACCGCTTGTACATAAAGCGTTGCAGATATGGGCGAATCTGTACCGACTCTGCGTAGTAAGTAGGTCCGTCAGGAACCTCAAGCTTGTAAGTACCGCCGCTGATTACCTCCATGTTAACGGTCTTACCTTTTACTTCTGCCTCACCCATTACAGGTGAGTGATTGATGCGTAGTCGGGCAAGGGTACTAGCTTGCTTACGCTCACTAGATGTCTCGTTAGCAATGCCCATTGCCTTTGCCATTGCGGCGTAATTGTTAGTGTCAATTGTTGTTAGTTCCATGTGTTTTATACTCCTTCTTTCGAGTTAGAATCCATAGTTATATCACGACACATCATGTGTGTCAAGCCAGTTGGGGCCGATTTTTGCCTCTAGTTCCAGAGGAACATTGAATACCAATCCCCAACGTAGGGTAATCAAGTCAGGCAACTCTTTGTTAGTCCGGTGTATTATGTCGATAACTCTCCTCTCTTCATCTGGATGTACGTCAATGACGATTGAATCATGTACTGTGTTTACCACACATGACTGCATGCCGTCAAGTAGTTTATCAATGTGCAGTAATGCAATTGGAACAATGTCCGCTGTTGCGAATGACTGCACGGGGTAGTTCTTGATCTGTGTAAAGTTGCTCACACGACCACGGGCATTGCGGCTCACATCAGGAAAGGCGAACTCACGGCCAGACGGTGTAGTGATCTTGCCTGTGGCTATAGCCTCTTTAGCCAGTCGGGCATGCCATAGTTCGATGCCCTTGTACTTCTTCGTGAAGTGGGTGTAGTACTCAGCTTCTGCTGGCGTTCTACCGAAGCCGGTGGCACCGTACAATGGTGCGAAGGTATGCGCTTTCGCAGTCTGCCTATCCGTAGGCTGACCAGCATCGGTAATAACTTTAGCGGTGTAACTGTGTACATCAAACCCAGTAGATACTTCGTCAATTGCAACTCCGTCTTGTGATAGATATGCAGCAGCCCTGAACTCAAGCTGTGCAAAGTCTGCTTCCATAATCTTGCCATCATTGAAACGTGACACGAACACCTTCTTCACAGGGAAAGTGCCGCCACGTGGCATGTTCTGCATGTTAGGGTCTGCACTAGACAGACGACCTGTAGATGCTCTGTGCTGCAGTAGTCGTACATGCAGCTTGCCATCTTGCTTAGTGTAGATACGTATACCGTCAACAAACGATGACAGGTAAGTATCAACCGCTGACAAGCGTCGGACTTTTGACAGGAACTCTTCCGCATCTGTCATTTCCTTGACACGTGCTGATTTCTCTAGCGTCTCAAGGTTCTGCTTGCTAGTGCTGAAACCATTCGCACTAGCCCACTTAGCAGACGGGGGCTTGAATCTAAGACCAGCCACGCTGCCCAGATTAGTAAGAAGATAACCGTTGCCATTACATGCTCTGCACCTATTCGGTTTACTATAAGGTGTTCCATCTTTCCTTACCTTTCTTATGTGTCCAGTACCATTACAGTCATGGCACTGTACTGCTTTAGTTTTGTACAGGCGTTCCGTGCCTGCAGATATCATACGATCAAACTCTGCACCACTCATGTACGGCTCAATTGCATTACCCCATGCTGGCTTGTCTATGACCTTGCGGCTGTATATTACCCATGACAACTGCTCTGGGCTATTGAGATTGATAGGTGTGTCTCCCATAAGTGTGCGTACATGCTGCTGTAAGTCACGCTCAAGATCGTCACGCTCCTGCTCAAACTGCTGTCGCACAGTATCAAGCACAGACAAATCAACAGCAAAGCCTCGCTGATAGATACGAGCAAGGCAGGTAGCAACTTGATTTGTTAGATCAACAGTGCTTAGTAGACCGCTGTCTTCCTTACTATTTAGTCGAAGCATAAGACGATCTGCCAACTGCTGCGTAGCACCAAGATCAGACGACAAATAGGATACCAGTACGTCCCACGGTATCTCACGTGTGTTGTACCCTTTAGAGAAGTACTCCTTCAGAGTGTCCTGCTTTCTAGTGTCAAGAGCATAACGATCTGCACACGCCTCTAGTGACAGCGGCTCCTTCACACCACGCTGCAGTACGTACTCAGCAAGCATCGTGTCAAATACAGGACCGTCGTACTTGAAGCCTGACTCCCAAAGCCACAGCAAATCGTGTGCTGCATTGTGCATGATAAGTACAGTAGCCCTATCCAGCCACTCTTGTACGACTGTGTGGCCATCTGCATCTGCTGGCACATCGTTGTGGTCAAAGGTGACAAGGCACTCTACCCCTTGGTCATCCAGCATGCCCACCATAGTCAGGGAATTGTCTGGCTCAAACGGGTCCATGTGTGTCTTGCCGTCACGCTTGGTCACAGTGTTCTCTACGTCAAGTGTTATCTTCATCCTTCATACCTCGCTGTCAAATAGTCCAGTT